TTTGCCATACAGATCGGGCACAGTTACTTCTTGTGCTGGCACATGTTGCGGCAACACTGAATCCACGATGTTGCAATCTGCTCTGGCTTGGCTGTTGGCATCTGTATATGCTGCTTGAATATAGTTACCTGCAGTGCGTTGTATGCTGTAGCTGGCAGGCTGTGCTTGGATATTGATGGTGTCTTCATTGTTCAGCACAACTTTTACTCTGCCCAGGGCACTACTCAAGATCTCCATGGGCTTGGTGATCAAGAGTTCATCGCCGGTTTGGTTAACCACGCGGAACACAAAGCTGGAACCTGCAATATTCACAGGTTTTTGGTCTTGGTTGATAAATTCAAAGAGTATGACATTGTCTACTCCCTTGTTGATAGTTAGTTGTTTTGCGTACACTGGGTCGTACCTCGCTGTAAAATAACCGCCACTGGTGTCTATCAAAAGCACCCGGACAATTTGTTGGTATAGATATACTGTAGTTGAATACATCTATTATTTAGCGGCTGCTTTGCGTCGTTGCCAGGCTATTTTAAGTGCGTTGCGGTGCGACTCTGACAGGGATCTACCCGTCATTGATTGACTAATTTTTCCTTTATGCAATACAGACTTTGTTTGCCCAAGTTTTGCATTTCTTTGCTTGATTCTGGTGTCTTCAGATATTGGCGCGGGTACATAATTGGTACGTGGATTATTTTTGAGTGTATTGCTAATTTTTTGTTTTTGGGACTCAGACATTTTCCTGCCCCTGACCGCTTGTTTAGAAGCGTTAGTCCATTTTACTCCACTAGCACCATCTCCCCCATCGGTTTTGTTTCTTAGAATACCTGTACCTAAATCCTTACGACCGTACCAAAATATCAATCTCCTCTCAATGGCTAACGCCCCTAACTCAGTAAGATTTTGTTCAACTATGATTATTTTTGACTTATCAACTGGAGGTTTGATTTCATCTTTTCTTTTGAACCATGCACGTAACCCTGTGCCCTTTCCAATGTAGTAAGGCGTAGCATCTTCTCTCAGGTAAGCGTATACATAGTATCCAACCGGCGGACTGTTTCTGGTATAAGTAGTCATGCTGTGATTCCTTTCAATCATAGAGTAGTTGGATATTTCCAGTATCGCGAACTACACCTATATTTAGTAAGAATTAAAATAGATGCGGCATGGGTAACAATATATTTGAAAAACTGACAGAAAAATATCCCTTTATCACCTTATGTGTGTATGCCAACACGGAATACGTGGGCATTGTGCAAAACAGAGACGACATCGTGACCACAATCTACGATTTTGGCACCATAGCAGATCAGGATTCCAAAGTGTTGTTCCTAGAACTGGCCAGCACATGGTGGTGGGAGAGCAATCGCTCAATCCCCATCAACATTTTTTTACGCAAGGACTGGGAACAGTTCCGCTACACCCTGCGAACGTTTGTCAACAAGGATCTAGAAATCTTGCACGGGCCAGCTTGCAGTCTGCTGGACATAGTACGCAAAAAATCCAAAAGAAAGAGTATCACTTTGGTAAGGCGGATGGACTGAATCAGTTTGTGAGATTCATGTGCAGTGCTACCAGGGCCGCATAACTGACGGCATGCGACTTCTTGAATGTATAGCCTTGCGAATCGTCCCCGTCCCACACTGACGCAAACACTTCTGCCCAGGGCTTCATTTGTAAGTGTGCTTTGCCCGGGCGAATTATCGAGATAAAAGCAGCCATCCTGGGTATCGAATCCGGTTTCATTTGTTTGAGCAAATCTGTGTAATTGCCCACGTGTACCAGTTGAGAGGCCCAAGGTCCGTCGGTCCACAGTCTTGACCATGGAGGGGTTGTGTTCAGCATTGATTCATAGTGCTGTTGGTCTCGAATCAACTGATACACACTCATGTTCAAAAAATCCAGTTTGAAGTAGCCACGCTGTTCTGCTGATTCATAGTCTATGGCTGCGCAACCATTTATGGGATCTAGGGGAATGTCTGTGACATACACCCCAGAGTTGTGCTTTCTTCCGTTGTTCTGTCGTGCAGGAACATGCCGAATAAGTTTCAGTATGTCTTCTCTGTTGGCAAAGTCTAAATCAATGTCTGCGCTCATTACCATCCTGCCTTGTTCAATATATCTTTCACATACTCTTGATCCGCTGGATAATTAGTGAACTTCTTTTGCCAGGCATCCGAGTCGATGTAGGGCCATATCATGGCCACTTGTTCTGTTGTGAGTTCTGAAAGAAACTTTTGGCCCGACTCTGAATTGTAGATTATCCAAGGTGAGATACGTCCAGCAGTGACAGCATAGCACAAGGCATTGGTGTTGCCATACCGCATCCAGTCATGTGCGGGGTTACTTGTTTCTTCTGCCCAACGCATGCTGTGTTCTATTGCACGTGCCAAGGCATCGTCCACTGCTTCCACACGCAGGTATTCAATCAAGTATTCTGTGTAAACTTTGTCACTGCACCAGTGATCAATTTTCTTTTGTGCCTTCAACAGCCAGGTCATGAAACGTGCCGGAGCAATCACATTGGTATTCACACAGTAGTTTCCAAATTTCACAAATGCTCGGTAGTACGAACTTTCACAAAAGTCATCATGTGTTTTGTTCTTGGCTGAGCCCTGCATGGTTTCGTAAAACCGGATGTAGGCTTGGAAACCCATGCGCACGCCTGCTTCATCTTGAGCCAAGCGTCTGCGCTTGGGCTCACACATGTGAACTGCTATACTTGTTTCTCTAGCAAATTCTTTTTTGCAAAACTCGCACGTGAATGTCATTTCTTGTCGTTGCCTGCGGCTCGATTGTATTCGTCAATTTCTTTTTGAGTTGTTATTTGTGCCATGACATCGATCTCATCATCTTTGAGATGGGGATATATAGCCATCAAGGCCTTGCGTTTGGCACTGAGCCCGGCTTCTTTTTTCTTTGGCGCAATCCACGGATGCCTTGGCGTGCCCATTTCAGGACTCACACTGGTGGCCATGAGCCACTGTAGCTTGGGGTGCCGGCTGACGTCAAAGAAATGTTTGTTCAGTCGCTCGTTGGTGGCAATCACATAAAACTCTTGTAGGTGGCGTGATCCTTCCACAGATGATCCCCAACGTATCATCAAATAATTTGAAAACTTTTTGCGTTCTTCGGGTGTGAGCTCGTCATAGAATGATCTCGTCTTGCGGTCAAACTGTCGCATCTCGTTGGCAATGTTTAGTTTATCACTCATTGGCTTTGCTCAATTGGTAAATTATTATAGCACGATTCAGCGCATCTTGCAAAGTAGGATTGGTTTGTGCGGCACGCCGAATCTCGCCCCACATTTTATCTTCTCGAAGTTGATCGTGCAAGGTGCCAACATCGTTTGTGCGCGGATCATAATCCATGCCAATTACCTGTCTTGTGTTGGGGTCGGCACCCAACTCTCGAGCATACACAACACCATCTGCTCGCTCATAGATATATGTGGCACCGGGTATAAGAGTGCCCATTACCAAGCCTTGTTGTAGTTTACTATTTCGCAATTGCGACTGACATCTTTCACAAAGTACACACAGTCAGGTTCTGGTTCATCGTTGAGTGGCACAGCCAACATCTGTCCGTTTTTCAGTTTGGGTGCGTACCAGTTTACTTCGTGATATACATCTAAAATTTCAATACTGGGGAAACTGGGCCTGTAACTACTGAGTGGATTGAATTGAAATACCTTGAAGCCGCGATCGTTTATTGAGGTCAGCGGCAGTACTTCAAGGTCACCAATGTCAGGTTCACCAATCAAGATTTGCCAGTCCATGGGCATTTTGATTGTGTCTGTGCCTATGCGCAGTACCAAGGCTGGAGCATTGAACGATTCTAGAAAAATCAGTGGGATAAAATGATAGTCGGGATCCAGTGGATTGCTGTTGTCCAAGATAGCAAAACGCATGTCATCAACTTCTTCCGGCAGTTGATTTAGGTCATAATAGACATTGTCAAGAGTAAGTATTCTCATTGTTGTATTTTACAGTTTTGATCTTGGAAAGTCAAGCGATTTTCATCCACTCCAACTTTTCTGACGAGAAAGGATAGTTGGCTTCTTTGTAAAACTGTTTGCGTTTGGTCAAGTGTCGTTTGGCGAACTTGCATGTGCTGGTGATGTCCCATATTTGTACATGATCTTTATCCTCTGCTTTTCGGATACCTCGACCAATGCTTTGGATAACTCTAACAAAACTCTTGCCAGGCTCAATGAGCACGAGATTAAAAATTCTCGGTATATTAATACCAACCGCTGCCACACCGTAAGTGGCAACGATGATTTTGTCTGTTGAGTCTGCGACTTCGTCGTATTCATCTTGTCTGTCCTTTGCTTTGGTTGCCCCAGATACAAAAACTGCTCGATCTCCCAGCCGCTCTACCAAGGCATGTCCGGCTGCCACGCGGTCCACAAGCACCAGAGTGTTGCCTGTTTCGTTTACCCGGCGTATGAGGTCGGCCATGGTGTCCAGTCGGCCTGACTCCTCCAGTAGGTATTTAAGTTCACTTTGGTATTCTTTGTACTCCACATGATCCACCAACTGTACAATATTCACATGACACTGTGCCAACACCCCTTGTTGTTGCAGTTCGTTGGCGCTGAGACGGCCAATAACCGGGCCAAGTCCCACCAACAATGCTTGACTCTCAAACTTCTCTTTGGGGATGGTTCCTGTCAATCCCCAGCGAATTGGCACTCTAGCCATTACCCCGGTCAGCAGAGTTTTCAGTGCATCTGCCTTGGCCATGTGTACTTCGTCTACAATAACACATACCACACCTTCCAAGAACTCATCAATGGTGCAGTCGCCAACTCCCGATTTGGTGTTCTTCAACAGCACATTCAAACTCTGCCAGGTGCAAATGGTATGTGTTCGACCCCATTCTTTTCTATCGCCAAAAAACACACCCACATCCTGTTGCATGTTAATGTAGTCTTTTTCTGTTTGTGTCACAAGACTCTTGTTGGGCACAATAACAATTGAGCGCCCATACGGTGCAACTGCATTGCTCAATGCCGCTGTCATTATGGTTTTACCTGCACCTGTGGCCACTTCTTGCAGGCACTGCGGATTGGCCAAGAAGTTGTTCACAATCTCAACTTGGTAGTCCCGCATCATGACGGACTCGCCTGCGGCAGGATGTCCTTTGGGCCACTTAACATGTGCAAATGAGTCCTCACGCACTTGTTCAAACTCAAATGTGGTAGAGTAATCTCGCTGATCATCTAGTTCAATATCATAATCAAACTTTTCAAGTATGGGAATGATCTCCGGCAGCAAGTTTGTGTATGTGCTACCGCCCAATTGGAAGTAGCTGACTTTGCCATCCCAGCGTCCCAATCTCACTGCGGGCAAGTAACGTGCATAGGGTACGTCATATTTAAAGGCATTGACCAAGGCTTTGCGAGCGTCAAGATCTAGACCTTCTAGTTTGATGTTAACCTCGTCCTTGATTACAATTGTTGCTTGTTTCATTATCTGTTAACCATTTTTTATATTGGCATTTGCCAGGAACTTGATATCCTAAATATGTTAGACGCTCAACAGCATTGCCGTTAACAATATCTTCTAAGTATAACACATTACTTGTGTAAGATGCAATCATATTACCAAAATCTATTATCACTTGGGCGTATGCTTCAACGGTGTCTGCTCCACAAAATGCAGTCATTTCTTTCCATACATGAGGTCTGTGTAGTGCTTTGAATCTAGTTGCTGCCCAAATTGCTACCGTCATACTGCGACATACTATTCCTAAAATTTCATGTCCTTGTTTGCAATGATATTCAAAATCGTGGCTGGGAACACTAAGATATCCTATTGTGCTTAAAAATAAATCTTTTTCTTCGTCATTAACAAATTGATGCGGTTTTTTTAGACGTTGTCTTTCCAATGTTAACTCTTGTGGATCCAGTATTGTTGACACTATGTCGCCAGCGGTGCCACCACAAAAACAAACAATTATTTTATTTCCCATGGTTGATCCTTGTAGCAAAACCAAAATTTTATATTGCCGTTTACTGTGTCGGGATTTTCAAATGCATCATAATTGCCAGCGCCGTCTTTGATTTTTTCTTTGAACACCACGTCAGCCCATACTAGATTTAATCCAATGGATTCAAGACTTTGTGCCCATGACTTGAAGTGTTCTTCAGCATTGACTTTTAGTCTGTTGTAGTGAATTTGAGTGTCTCGGAAACTGTAGAACAGCCTGGCCCCTGGATTAAGAACTTGTGTATAGGCTGTGATATGTTGCGTTAGACCGTTTACATCAACCCAGTGATCGCTGCGATTGTTTACTACAGCAAAGTTATCATATTTATAAGGCACCACACTAGGTAAATCTTGTCTGGTTGGCGCAATTATTGCATTGGGACAAAAAGTTTTGACCATCGGGTGGATTTCTAAAGAGTCAATTTGCGGCCAGATCTCTTTGAGATAATATCCTGCACTTGCAAAAAAAGCAATGGAACCTGGTTTACAATTTTTTAGAATCTTAGCATCATACTCATCAATGACTTTGTTGCTTCGCTTTCTGTTCCAAAGCCAATATTGATGTTTGAGACGTCCGGCACGATACTTGATATAATTGGTGCGAAAGTCAGTTTTGTGTTCATCAAAATATATCTGTTCAACTAATTTCATACATGTTATCGTTCTATGTAATAGATACGATCAGGCACAACCCAGGTAAACCAGTCACCGCGGTCAAGGTAGTCAAGACTCATATCCAATATTTTTGTATCTGGCAGTTGCTTTTTTAACCACTGTGTCATAGCCAATGGATAGTGATCGCTCAATGAGCCATCGATATATGTATTGTCTATATTGATGTAATGTCTATTTAAACAGAGAATCATGCTGGAGCATTGCTCCAGCAACTGATCAATTTTCTGAATCAGGGCTGGACACGGCAATCTGCTGAATTTTTGATCTGTAATAATAATTAAATCTGCTTGATCAGGAGAAGGCACTGACATAAAATTTTTTAAAATGTCAGTGTCCTTCTCAATATAAAGATCAGTAAACTCGTTGAGTTTTACAAAATCTTCTATCTGCTTTTCTCTACGAAGATATACTTGATCTCGGTAGTAGTTTTTTTGAACTTTGCCCCATGTGGATGCCCATTTATAAAGATTGGTTGGTGCAATTACGTCAACTGATTTTTCTAATATATGTGTTGTCATGATACTAGTATATAGTTACTATGCCAAGAAGTCAAAAAAACAGGTACCTTTTTAGGGGTACCTGTTAAAATCCTGGGCCGGAGCCAACCGTTGTTGCCCAGGAGAACTTAATGTTTATACCAGTGTTCGTATGCCAACAATGCTAGAGTCAATGCCAGAGCCCATACAAGATGTCCTGTAAGGATCAGAATCAGAGCTGACAGCCAACCAGTGACCATTTGTTGCTCCTTAGGCGCTCTTCATGCAAGTGGTCTCGGCTAGACGACGCCAGTTCAGCACACTCATCTTGCGCAGGTCTGCAATCTTCAGCGCCATACGCA